ATGTACTAACCCTCGGCATTCCAACTGGAGCTACTGGAGCCACAGGCGCAACCGGTGCAACAGGGGCAACAGGGGCAACAGGCCCGGTTGGTGTCAACTGGCTGGGTGCCTACGCTGGCGGTACATCTTATGTGGTCGATGACGCAGTCAGCTACAACGGATCAAGCTACATCTGTAAGCTGGCCTCTACCGGCAACCTGCCTACCAATACAACATACTGGGATGTGCTTGCCGAGAAGGGTGCGGCAGGCTCTGGAACCGGGGATGTGGTTGGCCCAGCATCTGCGGTCAATGATCGCCTGGTTGCGTTTGACGGCACAACCGGAAAGCTAATCAAAGACAGCACATATTCAGCTGCTAGCTTTGAGCCTGCCGATGCAACGATCCTAAAGTCTGCCGCAATTGGCGTTAGCGTCCAAGCATACGATGCTCAACTAGCTGACGTAGCTGGACTGACCCCAACAGACAATGGCGTGATTATCGGCAACGGTACTAACTTTGTTGTTGAATCAGGGGCCACGCTAAAGACCTCCCTTGGCCTGACTATCGGCACAGATGTCCAGGCATACGATAGCAACCTAACATCGTTTGTTAATACGTTCACCCTGCCGACAACTGACGGCACGGCAGATCAGGTATTAAAGACCAACGGCTCTGGAACCCTGTCGTTTGTAACGCCAAGCAGCGGTACAAGTATTACCATCTCAAACGACACAAGCACCACAACTAACCTATACCCAACATTCGTAACCAGTACCAGCGGTACGGCTAGCAGTCTAAATACAGGCAATGCCAAGCTGCTGTACAAACCCAGTACAGGTGAGCTGCAATCTACGGCGATGGTTTCTAGTAACGGTATTACTGTCAACGCAAATACTATTGCAGCGAACTATACCGTTGATACTGGTTTTAATGGTTTATCTGCTGGCCCTGTAACAGTTAACTCAGGCATTACGGTGACTGTTGCAAGCGGCTCTGCTTGGACTGTGGTTTAAGGAGACAACATGGCAATCGTATTAAACGGCACGACAGGTATTACAGGAAACTCTGGAACCTTAATCTCCGCATCTACGATTGGGGTTGGCGGTGCTACCCCTGCGGCCTCTGGTGCTGGTATCACATTCCCTGCTACGGCATCTGCATCGTCTGACGCAAATACGCTGGATGATTATGAGGAAGGGGTTTGGACACCTACTCTCACGGCTTCATCTGGAAGTTTTTCAAGTGTAACTTATACAGATACAGATTCAACATATACAAAAGTTGGAAGAATTGTATTTATAAATTGTATTCTTGGTTGGAGTGCGTTTTCTGTTGGTACGGCAAGCGGAAATTTGCTAGTTGGTGGATTACCTTTTGCAAGTGCTAATAATGAAAGTTTACTTACTACAACAACTTTTAATTTGAATTGGCCTAATAGTGGCACAATAGTTGGACAGGTTTTAACTTCGTCATCAATTCAGTTTCGGGTTGGTCAAGATAACGGTGCTTGGAATATTGTTAGTGTTTCAGCGCAGGGTTCAGCAGAACAAAATTACATAAGACTTTCTGGTTGTTATGCAATTTAACTTATCTGCTTCGGATGATGCAGACGGACTTTAACAGGAGAAACAAATGGCTTTAGAAAAAACAGTAGGCGTAGACCAAATTGAAGTAGTCGCTAACGGCATCGTACAGGTGCGTGAGGCTACGGTTATCACAGAAGATGGCAAACAGATTAGCAAGACATACCATCGTCATTGCGTCACTCCGGGTGAGGACTACTCTGCCGAGGAACCACGGGTACAGGCTATCTGCTCCGCAGTCCATACTGCCGAGTGCATTGCCGCATATCAGGCGCAATTGGAAGCCAATCGGTTAGGAGCCTAATTATGTCTAGCGTATCAATACAAGGCAATGCAAGCGGGACGGGGGTGTTTACTCTTGCCAGCCCAAATAGCAACACAAACAGGACGCTGACGCTGCCTGACAATACTGGCACTATCTTGACTACTGCTTCCACGATTGCTGGAACGGGGCCAGCGGTTAATGTATGGAAAAGTAGCAGTCAAAATATTTCCGCTAGTACTTGGACAAAAGCAACATTTGACAGTGAAGAGTTTGATACAAACAACAACTTTGCATCAAGCACTTTTACTCCAACAGTTGCAGGGTACTATCAAGTAAACGCAGTTGCAAATCTTAGTAACATAACAGTTGCTATTAACGGCACTTCTGTTGCAATTTATAAAAACGGGTCAATATACAAAAAAGCGGAATGGAATTCTGCTGGAGCAAACATATATATTAACGACACTACACAATGTATTTCAACAGTCACATACATGAATGGAACTACTGATTATCTTGAAGTTTATTGTTATGAATCTGCGGGAGGAACACCTCAAATTGTTGGTGCCTCAGACAAGCGAACTTCATTCTCAGCCGCACTTGTGAGGGCCGCATAAATGACACTATACGAAAAAATTATTTCTTTGTATCCAGAGTTAGCAAACTTTAATTTTGCGTCTGGGGTGATTACCTTGCAAAACGACACCGATGGTCGTGGAGACTATATCGCCAAGTGGGAACACCCAACACTACCTCGCCCAACTGAGGAGCAACTAGCATGAGTACGGTACGCACGAACAACATCTTAGACGCTAGTGGTGGCAATACCGCCACTATAAATAGCATGACCCCTACTGCGGATAGTTTGCAGGGCTTCCGCAACCGCATCATCAATGGTGACATGAGGATTGACCAGAGGAATGCTGGTGCTAGTGTTAACAATAGCGCAGCAGCAAATACTTATGGTGTGGATAGATTTGCTATGTATGGGGCAGAAGCATCAAAAATGTCTGCTCAACAAAGCACAACCGCACCAACAGGTTTTTTAAATTCTTGGTTAATCACATCTTCTGCTGCAACAACTCCCTCTGCTGCTCAACCTTATGGAATGCGACAAGTCATTGAAGGAAGAAACATAAGCGATTTAGGTTGGGGAACGGCAAACGCCAAAACAATAACGATTTCATTTTGGGTTCGTTCAAGTATTACAGGAACGTATGCTTTGTCATTATTTAACAGAGATGCTCCAAATAGAAGTTATGTAGCAACTTATACAATTAGTTCTGCCAATACATTTGAATACAAAACTATCACTATTGCTGGCGATACGAGCGGAACATGGCTTACAGATACCGGCCAAGGAATTCAAGTTTGGTGGGATTTGGGAAGTGGTAGTAACTTTAATGAAACCGCTGGTAGTTGGGTTAGCGCATTAAAAGTTAGAACATCTGGATCTTCTAATTGGATTGGAACCAGCGGAGCCACTTGGTATATTACCGGGGCACAACTCGAAGTAGGCTCTGTTGCTACACCGTTTGAGCGCAGAGACTATGGGCGTGAGTTGGCTTTGTGTCAGAGGTATTTTCAAAAGTCATACGACCAAGCAACGGTTCCGGGGACTGCGTCTACGGCGGCTGGAATAGTTGTTGGAAAAGTATCAAGTAACACGGTACCAGACGGGGAACCTTACAATATTGTAGTTTTTCCTGTGACTATGAGGGCAACCCCAACGGTAACAATTTATGGATATGCTGGTGGTAGCGGTAAAGTATCAAATTGGGCGGGTACTGATTTAGCGGCTTCTTCTGGAAGCGCATTAAACATAGGAAGTAATACATTTACTGTACGAAATAATTCTGGTGGAACATTGACCACTACTCAATTTGCTGTTCAATATCAATATACTGCGAGTAACGAATTATGATTATTTATAAACTAATTACTGCCCCATTAAATAATCTTGTGCAACGCCTCTCCGACAATGCTTTTATCCCATTCGACCCCGCCAACACAGACTACGCAGAGTTTAAGAAGGCAGTCACGGAGGGCGCAGAACTGCAAGACGCTGATGGCAATGTGATGACTGCTGAGGCGGCACAGGCTTTTGTCGCTACGCTACCTTGAGGTGAATGATGACAACAGCAGACCAGGTCAAGGGCCAGCTCGACACTCACGAACAGGTATGCGCCCAGCGATACGCTGGCATTGAGCTACAGTTCCGCTCGACCAACGCCAGGCTCAAGCGCATCGAGGTTGGCTTGATCGGTGCAACCATAGGTTTGATCGGCGCAATGGGTTGGGCAATCAATCTACTGATTGGCCTGGTTGCAAAGCTGTGAAATTTTTAGGCAGGTTACTGGTCTCAACTGGCCTGTACCTACAACGGATTGGATACAGGCTCACCCGTGACAAAGCTACCTGACCCAGGGAACCCAGCAGACGTAGCCAGGCAGGCCCTGGGTGGCATCAAAGAGGCCATCAAGGTTGGCCGTGAGATCAAGCAAACCGGGGCCGAGGTCTCAAGCTTTCTCGATGAGGAGGCCCGAGCTCGCATAGCCTGGAAGCGCAAGCAGCTCCAGCTGCAACGCCGGGGAGATATGGTCTTCATCGATGCCGCCTCCGAGTACCGCGAGGTGCGAAAGATCAGGGCAGCTGAAGAGGGTATGTACCAGGACGTTGAGAAAGAGTTCGGCAGAGCTGCGGTCAACGAGGTCAAGGCATTGATCACACAGATGCGTAAAGACAACAAGATGCTCGACCATGAATTCCAACGCCTGCGAGCTGAAGAACGGCTCACTTGGATTATTATTTTTGCGATGTCTGCAATCATCTATGGAACATTCAAGCTAATGGGTGCCTGGTGACAACCATTGCTGCAAATTTTTTGACGGGTGAGATGGCCGCTGATTCGATGGTCAGCTCCGATGACAGCTACTACCTGATAAACAAACTGCGCCGTGGCAAGGGCTGTATCTACGGTGGTGCCGGTGACTTTGAGAAGCTGCTCAAGTTCTACCAGGTGCTCGACCAGGGCGGTGACCTGGATTCGGATACCGACATCAGCATTCTGATGCTAAACGCGCAGGGACTGTGGGTATACGAGAGCTCGGTCATACCCGTGCCGATTAAGAATTCGTTCTTTGCGATTGGAACCGGGGCTGGATACGCAATGGGGGCCATGCACCTTGGCAAGAGCCCACGCGAGGCCGTGGAGATTGCGTGTATGTACGACACCAGCTCGCACGGCCCCATCGATGAGATGAAACTGGAGAGAATCCGTGGCACTAAAAAGAGTATCTGACGAGGAAATCATCTCGGCGATGAAACGGTTTGGCAGCACTAAGATAGCTGCCGAACACGTTGGTATGTCTGTCAGGGCGTTTGCCTCTCGCAAGGCTAAGATCCAAATACAGTACGGCATCTCCCTACCAACCTACGCTGCTCCCCAGGACAGCCGCCGCAATACCTACATACCCGAGAATCGCAGGGTCATAGATCACACGGTAGACAATGGCCATGTATTCATTGCCAGCGATTGTCACTACTGGCCAGGCGAATCAACTGTAGCTCACAAGGCATTCGTCAAGTTGCTAACCGAGTTTAAGGCACAGACCTGTATCCTGAACGGGGACTGCTTCGATGGAGCTAGGATCAGCCGACACCCAACGCTGATGAACACCAACCCACCGACACCCAAGCAAGAGATTGAGGCGTGCCAGGATCGCTTAGATGAGATTGCAAACGCATCCAAAAATGCAACCAAGCTGTGGACATATGGCAACCACGATGTGCGCCTATTTAATTACATTGCAGCTCACGCCCCAGAGCTCTCCGAGTTTAGCGATTTGTTTGCATACTTCCCTGGGTGGCACACGGGCTGGCGCGTAGACATCAATGGCTCGGTAGTCATAAAACACCGCTGGCACAATGGGGTGCATAGCACTTGGAACAATGCCCTGAAAAGCGGAAGGTCAATCGTTACCGGACATCTGCATCAGCTCAAGGTCACGCCATTTTCTGACTACGATGGGCGCAGGTGGGGCGTGGATTCTGGCACGCTGGCCGAGCCATACGGCGATCAGTTCACCTACACCGAGATGAACCCGGTCAATTGGTGTTCTGGGTTTGTCGTGCTCACGTTTGAGAATGGCAAGCTACTGCCGCCCGAGCTGTGCGAGGTGATCGATGGCGTTGCCTACTTCCGTGGCCAGCGCGTATGAGCCCGTGGCTCATTATTTTTGTGGGCTGTGTCTACGCCTACATAGGATTTGAACAAGGCACCAGGGGCAACCTAGCAATGGCCATTGTGTTTGCCGGTTACGCTTTCAGCAACATTGGTTTATATCTAGCAACGAAAGGATAACGATGCTACCAATCGCAGCTCTACTCTCAATCGGAGAGAAGGTTCTTGACAAGGTTCTGCCAGACCCTGGCGCGAAGGCAGAGGCCCAGGCCAAGCTCATGGAGATGGCTCAGAAGGGCCAGCTCGCGGAGTTGGAATCTCACGTTAAAGAGATGGATTCAGCTCGCAAGCGCGAGATCGAGATTGCCACCAGCGCAGCTGCTCCGATGCTTAACAAAATTGTTACACCCATCCTGGCACTCGGCACCGTGGGTCTCACGTTTATTTTATTTGCCGTGATTATCTTTGTGGACGTTGACGCTAACTCCAAGGACATTCTGATCTATGTCCTGGGCGCACTAACCAGCGCGGTCACGATGGTGCTGGGCTACTACTTTGGCTCAAGTGCTGGAAGTAAGGAAAAATCCCAGCAGCTCGATGAGATTCTGGATAAAAAGAAATGAACCTGACAGCCAACTTTAGCTTATCGGAGATGGTCAAGAGCGAGACAGCTCTGCGCCACGACATGGACAACACGCCAGGCGAGGCTGAGATTGCTGCCCTGCGCCTGCTGTGCGAGAAGATACTCCAGCCGGTGCGCGAGCACTATGGCAAGGGTGTCAAGGTCAACTCTGGGTTCAGGCACCCCGAGGTCAACGCCAAGGTGGGTGGCTCTAAGACCTCAGACCATTGCAAGGGCCAAGCAGCTGACATCGAGATACCCGGAATCCCCAACGCAGACCTGGCAATTTGGATCATGGACAACCTGGAGTACACCCAGCTGATACTTGAGTTCTATACGCCTGGTGTACCGGACAGCGGGTGGGTTCATGTGAGCTACGACCCGGCGAACCTAAAGAAACAAAACCTAACGGCTACCAAGAAGGACGGGAAGACGGTCTATCTCCCCGGCCTTGTTGCTTAGTTCTTCTCAGCTGCGGCCATCTCTTTGAGAGGTGTTACGAACTTGGCCAGAGCTGCGGTGAGCTCCATGCGTTGCTCGACTGACAGCTTCTTGAGTGGCTCGGTGTTGGAGTTCCGCAGCTTTTGTAGCCCATCGAGCCTGGCTTGAGCTGATGCCTTACCAGCTTTTGCGACCTTACCAACCAGCTCCAGGTAGGCCGCGACCCAGCTACCAGCGTTCTCGCAGGGTCTCGGCTCACCACCAGGTATCTGGAGATCCCAGGCAGTCTCGGTGGCCTCGGACGGCTCCACCACCTCCACCACCTCTGCCGGTGGCTGATCCAACAATTCGGGTGGTGTTTGTAACTCCTCGGTTGGTGTACTGGTGGCGGGAGGAGCAAGAGCATCAAGAGGATTAGAGGGCCGTGGCGGGGTTATGTCTTTCTCTCCCTGGCTCGGGTAGTCCTGGGCCTCTTCAACGGTTATAAGGCCCTTTAAAACGTCTGGGAAGGCATCTCTGAGGGCAAAGCCTCTGGCTCGCATCTGCATCATGCGCTTGGGGTACGCCTGCCAGGGGCCGGTCTTGCCCCAGAGGCCAGCTCGCTTGGCATCCTCGACTGAGAACTTCACAGTCACCGGCGTGCGACCCCTGCGATGGGCAACGCAGACGGCCACCGGGTTGGGGCTGCCCTCGCCCTCAAAGAATTCCTCGATGTTCTCGCAGACCGAACTGGCCTGAACCAGGGCCATAGCTGCGTCACCGTAGACCGATGGCTTGCCGTTGATGCAGGCAATGTTCTGGAGTGCCTGGAGCGGAGCCAGGCCCAGCTCACGGCCCCATTGAACGGCCACCAGGACATCCTCTGGCTTGCCCTGGTATGCCTTGGGCACCATCTGGGACTTGGCCAACATATCCGAAAACCTCATGGCCTCATCCAGCGTGACAGGGGCAAAGCCCTGGTTAGATTGAACGACTTGCATTTTCTTCCTCCTCGGTTGCGTAATTATCTATTGTTGTCAACATCACCGTGACCATCGCATCGACTACATCCATTGCGCGGTCTCGATTCATAAAGCTGCCTGGTGTTCGGTTGGCAGCGTCAAAGCACAGAGCCTGCAACTTCAGAGCTGCTTGCAGGCGTGCGTTCATAAGCTTTTGATCTGACGGGCTCATGTGTTCTTCTCCTTTAGTTTGGCTTCAACGGCTTTACCAAATGACTTGATTCCAAAATTACTGCCATGCTGATAAAGAAACTTGTCTGCATAGTCATAGATTTCATCATCCGTCAGCCCAACCCATTCACGCTTTGGTGGTGCGGTGTAGATTGGTGTTACTTCTCCAATTCTTTGTTCTTCTTTCGGTCTGTAATGGGTAAATCGTCTTTCCATTTGATGAGTAAACCAAAGATAACCGTATGGCTCATGTTCACGTTTTACCGTTTCATCGACACGTTCTTGGCTCATGTTTACGGCATCGACAGATTGCGCTAGTGCTTGGCGTAGTGCTTGGATTGGTTCTGTGATTTCAAAAATTGGGTTGTTGGATTCATATCTTTCCATCCAGTCCAACGCCATCTCTGCTGCTTTGCGTATGTCAGTCATTTCCGCACCTTAATTTTGAGTGTGGACTGACGCACCACACGCGCCTTTTTGGCTGGCGTGATACGAGATGGCTGGGCCTCATAGTGGCGCATGGGCCAATAAATCTCATGCTTGCTGGTTTGGCCATGCGTGCTCTTGCCCAAAATTTCTTTGAGCTTTTTCTCGGCATCGTCAATGTCTTTCTCAGCTGCCTCAATTTTCTTCTTGGCCTCAAGGATGCTGTGCGCCCAGTAGTCTTCCTCCTCGCCCAGGTACACCACCTCATCTTCCTCATTGCCCACCGGGAACATCCGATTGGCATCAGCTGAATCCTTGGGTGGATACCAATCGATGACCCTGGTCTCGCGGTACTTCTGGAGCTTGGCCTCAAACTCAATGACGGCACGCGAGATCATGGCCAACGTGGGCTCATGCCTGGCGAACAGGAATATCCGCATCTTGGTTCCCTTATACAACGTACACACAGCCCCCCAGCTGGCACCAAAGCAATCCATCTGCGCCTGCAGCTGCACCGGGCCGCGATAAAGCGGTGGAGCGTCTTCTACGTCAGCTGCGGTCAACTTGGCTTCCATGATTCCCACGCCATCCAACTTAATGCTGGGCTGGCCCATGACGTAGATGCCCAGGTCTGGATTGCTCTCGATCACCAGGCCGCGACCATCAGCTGTGCCATCGAGCGAACACGCAAGCTTGAGCAGCTTGTGGCAATAGGGCTCCGAGTGATCGAGCTCCAGGTTATCGAGCCCCAGCCTCTCAGCTGCGCGAATCAGAATGCGACTCTCAAAATCGTTGCCCCAGGTCATCGATTCGTTGGTGATGTCTTCTCTCTCCAGGCCATCGATGGCCCGTATGCAGGTCTGCAAGCTGTCGTTGGGTGTTGAGTAGTCAGAGATGCCCAGAATGGCAGGCAGCATTGATGCGCTGGCCTGATCGTCCGGTGTTACTTTTCCATAAGCTTTCATTTTCTTTTTCCTTTTGCTTTGATTAGTCGATAGCTCGCGTAACGCTTGCCGTTGCTGTAAATCATTGTGGTGTGGATGTTGTGGCCAACCTCTCGCAGCTCCGCAATCCTCGCTGCCAGACGAAAGCATTGGCACCCGGCCAACGCAGCGATAGGCGTAACATGAGCTCCACGTTGCAACTCCTCAAGAATCCATGCGTTCTGGTTCATATGGTGAGCCTCTCAAATAAATGCAACGATTAAAAAGAGCGCAGCCAGAGCGATTGCGCCTGCTACCTTGAGCCACATGGGCTCATCGACCTCGGCTGGCTCCACCGGCAACATATCTCGCCAGCTGCGAGCGTGGTTGAGCCTGGGGTCAATCATGGGGTCATACTTTCTCTTCATCTTTACTCTCCTCGGGTTAAGCAGCTAGACGCTGCAATAGGTTTGATACCTGCGATGGTGACCAGGTGGTTCCACCGCGAGGGGTCTGCACGCTCTCGGCCTGGAGCTGCTTGGCAATCGCACGCAGGGATGCCGCACCCATCTTGGCCACGATTGATCGAACAATCGGTGCCACGGTGGCTGCGTATTCATCAGCTGCTGCGGCCATGACTGCGCCACCAGCTGCTGGGTTGGGTGAGCCCAGCTTCTCGCCGCGGGCCTTTTTAGCTGCTAGAGCGTCTTTGGTACGCACGCTGATTAGCCTGCGCTCGAACTCAGCAAAGCCACCGAGCATATTGAGCATCAAGCGGCCAGTAGGTGATTCGTTGATCTCGGGCAAGTCAACAAAGCGAACCTTGATACCGCTGTTGACGATGTTGAGAATCTTCTCGGCATCACGGGCCAGGCGATCAAGCTTGGCCACAATTAAAGTGGCTTTGAATTTCTTGCAATCAGCTAAAGCTTTCTTTAGTTCCGGGCGATCATTCTTGGCACCGGATTCAACCTCGATGTAGGACACATCTGGCTCGGCACCGAGGAAGTTTTTAACTGATTCTTGCTGTGCCTCAAGACCAAGGCCAGAGCGGCCCTGGCGGTCTGTGGATACGCGGTAGTACGCAATGTAGGTTGTCATTCTCAATCTCCATCTGTGGTAGTTGACGGACACAGATATCTGCGCCCAGGTGAGATAAGAACACATGAGATATCTGCTTGTCAATACCCTATTGCAAAAAAGATATCCACAGGTATATCCTTACGCCTATTTAACCGGGGGGATATATGGCAACAACAGAGTTTTCTGGGTTCTACTTTCGCCTGCGCCCACAGGCCAGGCACCTGCTGGCAGCTGCTAGCAAGAAGTTGAAAAAGGATCGCACGGCTATCTTGCATGAGCTCATCGAGACCCACCTGGCCGAGCACCTGGAGGTGGACAACCGGCTAGATGCCCTAATAGCCAATCAGCCAGATATCCAATGAATGGCCGGGGCAGGCGTAACAAGGGTGCGACAGGCGAGCGCGAGCTAGCTGCGATCTTGACCGAGCAGCTGGGGTTTGAGGTCAAGCGCAAGCTTGGCCAGGCGAGAGACGGCGGCCACGACATCGAGATAGGCCGGTTTTGCATTGAGGTCAAACGCCAGGAACGGTTGGCCATCGAGGATTGGTGCCGCCAGGTGGAGCTCTCGGTTACCACCAGCTCACAAATCGATTCTGAGGGCTCTGTTGGCTCGCCTGTGCCTGTGGTGATCTTCAGACGCTCTGGGCAGCCCTGGAGAGCTGTGGTGCCTCTGGATTGGTTCTGTAAGGCCGTGAGGGAGGATCTCAATGCCTAACGAGCTATACCAGCACGTTACTAAACGGGAAGAGGAACTACTTGGAACCAGGTGGTGCTCGCATTGCAGGCACCGAAGACAAGCAGCGGGGGGAGTATGGAAACTATTGAACCAGGGCAAGAACCGAAGGTGGCAATGTGCGACCTGCGTGGAGAACCAGAGAAGTCGAGCTGTGCCGACTGCAAGAACGTAAGCTTTCGGGGATGGTTTCTGTGGTGTCGGTTCTTTGATAAGCCAACTTCAGGGAGGGTCAACGGATGTTCCGCATACCACCCAGAGTGATGAGCTACGCTGCCGGTCTTGCGGCTGTGTGCACCCTGATAGTCGGTTGGTCAATCTGTCTTACGGTGGCTCTGTTGGGAATTATTCTGAGAGGTATTACTTGCACGGCGAGGCTGCGTGGGTACTCAAGAGATATCGCACCAAGAAGACCCGCCTGGCTTACCTCGATGCTGTGGAAGAGAAAAGGGGGCGAACCGCCCGAGTGGCGTTACGGGAAGAGATGGTAAGAATATGGGAACACAAACAAACACAGCGCAAGTGATCGAGTTCAAGCTGCCCAAGCGGCCCAAGATAATTGAGAAGCAGGCACCGCCTGACCAGAGGAAGTTCGCCGTGGTACCGATGCGAGCTGCGCTGGATACGGAGCTCCACGGTTTCTCGGTCAAGGTGCTGGTGCTGCTGTGCTCATACGCCAACAGAGCTGGGATAACCTGGGTTGGCCAGCAGAGGATTGCCGAGCACCTGGGAGTGGCCAAGCAGCAGGTAGCGAGAGCTATGAAGCAGCTGCGAGACCGTGGCCACATTGAGGTGATGAGCAAGGGATTCAGGGGCGAGCGAGCCAACACGACCAGGGTGATCTACGACCCGGAGATAAAGGCAGCAGATGCGATAGCTATCACCAGCGGACAGGAAGACACCAGGCCACCGCACCAGATCAAGCAAGAGACAGCGCAGGCCACCGAGCCTGAGTTCACCGAGGAACAAATGGCAGCTAACCGAAAGAGGCTAAGAGAGATGCTCGGAGGGCTAGCTGGCAGAGATGGATTTCACTACAACAAACCAGAGAAAATAGGAGACATCATGGCTAGGAAACTGAAGGCAAAAACAACACCAAAGACACCTCACATAGACAACACACAGGTTGTCAATGAAGAGGCTCTCATAGACAACATCATAGACAACACAGGTGTTGTCCAAACACAGAAAAACATAGGTTATGAAGAGGTATTAAAGGTATATGAAGATATAAGTAAACATAGGTTTTCTAATGTTAGGACAACACGGATCGATGAGGTTGACCTGCGTTGCGCTGCGATCATGTGCGAGGTCGGGGTCAGCCGGGAGAAGTTCATCGATGCCTGCCAGACCATGCCGGTCTGCCTACGGTTGTCTGAGGTCTGTGAGCAATTGGCAGGGGAGGCTACAGGATTCTGATGCCTCTAGGACGCGATTACAGACCCGCTGTTGGCTTCGTAGAGGTGGGTGGCTACCCTTGCTTACCCAAGGTAGCGCAGAGCCTCCCAGAGCCTGCTATGCGATTCCGTACAAAGGCATACGTTCCTATGCATCTGGACACGGGTGGGAGGGGTGGCCATTGCGATCCTGGCCGTCTGCGGGAGAGGCACCTATGGCCCCCCCGGTGTGGGCCTGTGCGTGTGGGTGCAACCCTCAAATTTTCCCCATATTTTCATGGCACAGGTTTTTGACTTTACTTGGAGGAGATGTATGACGATGGAAGATATCTTGCGTGACTTTGTGTTGCAATTGCTACGCAGAGGATTTACCGTGGCACAGATTGCAGAGGCTTTGGCAGCTCAGAAGATAGCTCTGATGCAAGCTGACGAATACCTATCCGCAATCAAAGAATCAGACTTACAACCTTGAGGAGATATACACATGGCGTATGAACCAAAACCTGGTCAGGGGTCTGCCTGGCCAAACGAGAAGAAGATTGAAGATTGGCACGCAGACTTTACTGGAAAGATAGTGCTGCCAGATGGCAAGACACATTGGCTGGAGGTCTACCCCAAGAACTCGGATGGGAAGACCTGGTACCAGGTGAAGATTCGCAAGGAGGTGGTGTCCAAAGGTGATTCCTACTCCGCAGCTCACAAACCTTTCCCGGCCCAGGACAACCACAACAAAGCCAAGGCCAATGGCTTTCAGGAGCTAGACAATGACATCCCATTCTGACACCCCAGCTTTTCCAACTCCACCGGCAATCATTAACGGCCTCGATGTTGCTTTGCCAGAACAAGGCATGACATTGCGGGACTACTTTGCGGCCAAGGCTATGCAGGCAATACTTTCGCTTGGCGTAGATTCTTCCGAATACGAGGAAGACGCATTGCAAGCGTATGCCGTAGCTGACGCTATGCTGAAAGCCAGGAATGGCCAGACCTAAGTCGCGTATATCCGAGCAGGTACCCAGCCTCAAGAACTGGGGCGGGGTGCGCTCGATCTCCAGGCGCATGGAGAGGTCTGCCACCATCATAGAAAATCGAGAGGCCATTGCGTTTTCCTTGCTATGCATGGCCAACACCAAGATCACAGATATCCTAACTTGGGACGAGGACGGAAATGTCAAGATTAAAGCGGCAAGTCAAATTCCTGACCACGCCTTGCAGGCAATCAAAAATATCAGGGTCAAGCGTGAGAAGGATGGTTCGCAGACGCTGGACGTTGAACTCTACGACAAAGTTGGCGTGCTCCGATTACTTGCTAAAGCGTCTGGTCTTTTGGATAGCCCGGACGATGGATCAGATAAACCCTCAGTAATCGGAATCAATGTCCAGGCCCCCGAACCCATCGATGTGGAGGTGAAAGATGAAACAAGATTGGATCAATAGCGTTGCCCACTTGAATGCCCAGAGCGCAGCGATTTTCTTTCTTTCAATGTTGGCCATAGTGGTGATAACAATCATCATAGATATACGAAAAGAGGCGGCAGATGACAGAGCAAGACGTTATTAAAGAAGTAAAAAAAATCCACCCGGATATTGTCTTAGATGCAATGGCAATCCGTATCTGCCAGGTCATTGCAAAACCATTAGAAGACAGAATCAAAACACTTGAACGAGAAGTAAATTGGCTGGATTGGGAATCAAGAAAACCAAAGATATCTGATGACAAAAACTAAAGAGCGCAGCCAAAAACAAACCCCATCTACCGGACTGAATTTAGATTTCTCCAGGTCTCCAGCGGTCTGGGGATTCTTGCAATCTAATGCGTTTGTTCGCGGTCTGATGGGGCCGGTGGGCTCGGGTAAAAGCTACGCCTGTGCAGCTGAGATAATGATGCGAGCTGTACAGCAAAAGCCCAGCCCCGTGGATGGCATCAGATATACCCGGTTTGTAATCGTGCGTAACAGCTACCCGGAGCTGAAGACCACCACGATTAAGACCTGGCAAGACCTGTTCCCAGAGAACACCTTTGGCCCGATGCTGTGGACACCGCCAATCACCCACCACATACGCCTGCCATCGAGAGAAGGCGCATCTGGAATCGACTGCGAGGTGATCTTCCTGGCTCTAGACCAACCCAAGGATGTCCGCAAGCTCCTATCCCTTGAGCTCACGGGTGCGTGGGTCAACGAGGCCCGAGAGCTGCCCAAGGCCGTGATCGATGGTCTCACTCACCGGGTTGGCCGCTACCCCACCAAGCGAGACGGTGGTGCCACCTGGCACGGTATCTGGCTCGACACGAACCCGATGGATGATGACCATTGGTACTTCAGGATGGCCGAGAAAGAAAAGATGACCGGCGCATATGCCTGGAAGTTCTACAGACAACCAGGCGGGGTGATCGAGGTATCTCCAGGTGACCTACCAGAGAACCCAGAGGCCAACGATCACATCTTCTCTTCTGGCCGGTGGTGGAAGCTAAACCCGAAAGCGGAAAATATCTCTAACCTGCCGCCTGGCTACTACCAGCAGATGTTGCTTGGCAAGAACCTGGATTGGATTCGGTGCTACGCCGAGGGGCAATATACCTACGTCCAAGAGGGCAAGCCGGTCTGGTCTGAGTACGATGACAACCTGATGAGCGGCGAGGTGGACTACGATCCAAGCATACCGCTACAGGTGGGCCTAGACTTTGGTCTTACGCCAGCTGCGG